GCCATTTTTGCCTTCTGTTTGTTAGCATAAATCTTACTTCCTGCAGAAATTGCTAATTTTATTGCTGAAAACCACATAATTTTTACCTTTTACCTCTAATTATCGCTACATTACCAATTGGTTTGTCCATTTTTGGTGCTGAAGGGATTGTTTTACTTAAAATTGTCTTCTCAATCGAAGTATTTGCTCTTAATTTAGCTAATTCTTCGTTTTGATCCAACTTATCTTCGTTATTTTCTTGTGCCATCATTGCTTTCATCTTGTCAAGATTCAACCTTTGATCTGCATCCTCTGCTTTTCGTGCATCATTCATTGCTCTTAGGTCTAATTCTCTTGCTTTTAGTTTAGCAATTGGATCATTTCCTAATTGACCCATAATTTGATTCTCTTCTTCCTTAAATTCTTGAGTCATTTCTGCAATTAGTTTTGCTTTTCTAGCTTCTAAAGCCATACTGATTGTTAAAATCTGTTGTTGTGTGTTTGGATCTTGTTGCAACATTGGGTTTTGTTGTACTGCCATTTGTAATTGTTGTAGTTGTTGTAACTCTTGCATAAATTCTACTTCTATTTGTTCTTGTGCCATAAATGCAATGTGTTCAAATATATTTTTTTCTAATGCACCAAGCACTGCAGGATTATTTCTAGCTAAACTTGTTGCCATAAAATTTAAGTGAGTTGTAATATGTGATCTATGATCTTGACCTTTGAATGCTTGGAAAGGTTTACCTGACATAGCTAAAATATTTTCAGAAGCTGGATCCATTGGCATAGGTTGTTGAGGTGGTGGTAATATCTGATCAATATTTTTTACACCAATTGCTTCATACATATCTCTGTATGCTTCATACATGTTGTGTATCTGTGGGTTAGACATTGCAAGTTGTAGCTCTGTTTGAGCTAAACTTATTCTTTGTGATTGTGAAAATATATTTGGATCTGCAACCGGTATAATATCTATCTTGTCATCAAAGTCTTGTTGCTTAATCATTCTTTGTGCACCAACAACATCATAAGGATATTCTGGTGGTAGATATTGTGCAAATACATCTGCTAATAAATTAAACTCTTGTTTCATTGCAGCATACATTCTTTTGTGTATTGCTGACATAACTCTTGAACCACGTTCTAATAATGCAATAGTTGTACCAACGGCTGCTTGTTGATTGCCGTCTCCAACTTGCATATCTGCAATTGCTGCAAATCTTTGGCCTGCTGAAACTACAACACCCATCAATTGTAATAATGTTGCTGATGGTTCTTTAAAAGGTAAAGGCATAAATGCATCTCTGATGTTACCACCTGGAGCATCTACATCTCTGAACTCACCTGGTTTGATTGCTTCAGCTTCATCTCTTAATCTGATACCTCTTTGTTTGAAACCTGCAGGTAAGTTTGAAAAAGTTCCTGCATCAATCAAAGATCTTAACGTTGCTGTTGCAGTTTTAGATAAACCACCAATCATGTGTATTAATCCAAAACCGTAAAAACCAAGACCTGGTAAAAATTTAAAGTGTACAAAATAATCTATTTTTTTTCTAAGTGGATCATCTTGTTTGTAGTTTCTTCTAATCGATAAAACTTCTTTACTACCTTGATCTAATGTTACAATGTATGGTAGTTTAATTCCTGTTACTTCACCTGTTTCCATATCTTTATCTTCAAAGCCTTCAAGATCTAAATCAGTATGAAATTCTAAAATAGTAAAATCAGTTTCGTCTTTTGTTTTTCTAATTCCTTCTACTTCTAATTCTTTTTTGTCAATCTCTGTATCTTGTGTGTATCCAGGTTGAATCTCAATGTCTCTGTAAAAACCAGATACTTGTTTTTTTCTTAAATCGTTTTCTGACATTTTTAATCTGTGTACAACTGCTTCTGCATCCTCCAAAGATGTTGCAGTGTATGGAACTATCAAATCGTCTGATGGAATAAATTTAGACACGGCTCTGTCCAGAAGTTCATCGTAATAAACTTTCTTAAAGGCAGAGCCGCTAAGAGGGAGATAAAAAAGCATCTGATCGAACTCGGGTTCATACTCTTTCATCTTATTCATGAGCTGATAGTTCATGAAATTTTTTACTCGTGAGGCTTGGTCTTCTTTTTGTCTATTAACTACACCCATGATTTGAGTGTGTACTGGACCTTTAGCCGGAAGTAATTCTTTGTAAGCTTGCGCTTGAAACTGTGTGACTGCTTCTCCTAACACTGGGTGTGTTACACCTGAAGCACCATCAAATGGTTGTGTTCTATCTTCATATTTAAATCCTAAAAGATCTAAACCTTTTACATAACTATCTTCCCACTCTTTACGAGAAGATTTGTAATTCATGTAATTAGTAAAAAGTTCTGAACCTAATCTACCTAAAATGTCATCTGGTAAAATATCTGCTAGGTTATCGAAATGTGTGTCTGTGCCTTCTTGATTAATTTTGTTTGGTTCAAAGTTTACATCTACTGAACCATCTTCATTTTCTTGTATGTCTACGCCTTCACCACCTTGTGATTCTATTACTTGTTCTTCTGCTAAAGCGACTTCTTCGTCACTAGGCGTTGTTACGCTGTTCTCTACTACGTTTGGTAGAGCTTTGTCTATTGTTGACATTTGTTTTTTTCTCCGAGTTCTTTACCACTATAATCTTTTTTCCAGGCACATTCAACCCCTGTGGATTAGGTCCGCTTTTTGGGGGTGGTCCCCCTCCTGGAATTAATTTAACCATTATTCGTCTAATAAACCTAAACCTTGTATACCAAGTGAAGCCGCAAATCCACCTATTCCTAATCTAGATAATCCAGTTAATGCAGCTCTTGATAAACCTAATCTAGCTACTTTTCTAACAGTTGGACTTAATCCTCTTGTTAATCTTGGGGTTTGATCTGCAAACGCAGGATATAAATAATTTAATGGATCTGTTGCAATATCCATTGGTGAATCTCCAGCAGCAACCTGTGATGCAATATCACCGACTGCAAGAGGTGCAAGTAATGCAGGTGACGCTGCAACTCCTAATCCTCTACCTAAAACTCTTAAACCTGTTTTAGCTACTCCAGGTTTTTTTCTTTCAATACCTGGAGCTCTAGATGCAAATTTTAAATCTGTCTTACTTGCTCTAATTGTTGATGGTGCAGCAAGTGCAGTTGATCCTGCAATACCCACACCAAGTGCAGGTAATTGATAGTCTAGTATTGCTGGTCTGTCTATATCAACAGATACAGGTTGTGTTGCCATATCAACCAACATATTTTTTTGTTGTTCTTCGTTTGATAAATAAGTTGTTGGATCATCATTTCTAAATGCTTTAACCAGTCCTATTCCAACTCCTACAGCCGCACCGATACCAAATGTTTTTACGCCTGGCGATTTTGCAAAGTTTAAAACTTTTTGAAATAGTCCTTGTGGATTTTTTTGTATAGCTTCATCAAATTGACCAGCGCATCCCCCAGCATAACCACCTTTTTCAAAACTACGAGTTCCAAAAATATTACAAATATTATCGGTATTTTTTTCAAACTCTTTTCTTATGTTGGACAAATTATTTACAAGTGTGGTTCTGTACGCAGGATCTAAAACTTGTTCTATAGGTCTGCCTCCTCTAACATCTAGATTAACTCCGCTAGTCCTAGCGTATTTTTCTAAATCTAGTCCGTAAGATTCTTTCCAATTTTTTAAATCCATTTCATTATAGATTTGGGAAAGATTTTTAACATAAGCATCTCCCTTATAGTTTCCAGATACCTTTTTACCTAAGCCAGACAAATATTCTTCTGACATGTAGATGTTTCCTAAATTAGCGTTTTTAAATTTTTTAGACAGGTCTGTTCTTGTATCTCTAAAATCTTTTATTATATTTTTAGCCTCATCAATGTTGTTATTTTTTAATGCATCAACAACAGCTTTTTGTCTATTACCTAATTTTTTTTGAAAATAATTTAATTCTTTTTGATTAAACTCTCCTTCAGCTAAATCAACAAATTGAGTATATGGAAACGCTTCATTTTTAAATTGAGCTCTTGTTCCTAAAACTTCATTTAAATTAAAACCAGTAGTTCCTTTTCCGGCATATAATGGGATTCCTTCTTTTCTTAAAATATCTTTAACATCTCTTCTAAATTTTTGAAAAGTCCCTACGTCTCTTCCAAGTCTTTCATCAATAACATCATAAACTTCATTTTGTGCTGCTGATGACCAAGGGTTTCCAAACATACCTCCCTCTGACATTTTAGCGAGTAAAGTTTTTCCAGCGTTTTTATTTACATTTATTTTTAAGCCCTCAGTTCCTTTTCTTCCTTTGCCCTGTAAAACTCTTGCTAACTGAACAACAGCAGTAGCCATTGTATTATTACTTGGAGAAGTCAATCCTTGTTTTGTATAGATTTGTTTCATCCTATCCCAAGAAGGAAGAGAGTCGTCTTTTGAAAAATCTGTAAATAAATTTTTTATTTCCTTGTCTTTTAAAATAGTATTTATATTTTCTAATGTTCTTTTTTGAATTTTCTGAGATTCTCTTGAAACATCTATTAAGTTTTTTAATTGTTTTTCTGTAGGATTTTTATAATAATTAATAGGGAAGAAGGAGACAGGAGATCTACCCTCTATAGGATTAAGTTTTTTTATTCCCTCTGCTAAAGTAGCGTTAAATCTTTTTTTACCTGTTTTTGTTTTTTCACTTAATTCAGATCTATTACCATCAAATATTTTTTCAGATAAGTCTTGCTCTGATATATATCCTTTAGGAATAGCTTTAACTCTTTCGGACTCTTTAATACTAGCTTCAAAGTTTCTAAAAGTTTCAGATCTAAAATTTCCACCTTTTTGATCTTTAAGCCAATCACTATCAGAAATTTTATTGTCTTTTAAATATTTAACAAAAGCTGCTCCATCTTGCCCTCTTGCTTTAGCGAAATCAGCAGGCAGATCGGTTCGAGTAATTTTAATTTTTTTATATTTTGGTTCTTTTAATGTAGAACTAATAATACTTTGTCCTACACCTAATTTTTTAACTAAAGAGTTTTGATTTACAAAAACAGGTCCTGGTTTTTTTAAAAGATCATCTAAGTATTTTCTAACCTTTGATACGTCTGACTCTGGTTTAGATTTTAAAAAAGCTAATTGATCTTTTATTGCTTTTGCTTTTTCATTTAAACTATATGTCTCAGTTTTTCTTTCAAAATTAGTTTGATAAGTTCTAGTATAAGAAACAGTTCCTCCAGTATAGGTTACTTTGTAAAGACCTGGAATAGGGTTTCCTTTTGCGTCTTTAACAATTTGTTTACTCTTAACGGCCATTACACCTCCAGAATTTTAGCTAGGCCACCGCCTTTAAATCCTATAGGGTCAATACCTAATCTAATTTGTATTTCTCGAATACCTTCTGGAAAGTCGTCAGGATTTTTTAAAACTTTATTTAATTGTTTAAAATATTCTGTTTTTTCTCTACCAACTAAACTTTTATCTGTAGCTAAACTTTTAAATAATTTTGTGATGTCTTCTGCTTCAATACCATATTTACGTAAAGCTTGATAACCCATTCTTGTAGCACCACCCATAAACATAGGTAATCTTGCAATACCGCCATCAGCTTTTTTAACCTTATTTCTTTTCTCTAAAAGTTTTTCCATATAATACAAAGGATTTAAATACTTTCCAAACTTGTCATAAAACTTATCGTGTTCTTCTAAACCAAAGCCTCCAATTTTTAATGATGGATCTTCTGATATTCCTTTCATAGTTAAAAATTTTGGTGGTATAAACATGTATTTCGCATCAGCGCCACCACCTTCGCTAAATGGAACTCGACCACCATCTGCAAATTCAAAGTCATCTATATCAACCGTCTCTGGATTAAATCTTCTATCAGTAACAGTTCTACCTGCATCATCTGTTACACTAATTAATCTTTCAGCAAATAATTGTATGTCATTTGGTGTATCTAATTTTGCAACTGCTGCTGCAACTTTTGGTCCAAAATATTTTTGTACCAATAACAATGGATCACCCATTCCTCCACCACCACCTTCAGTCATGAATTTAAAATCATCTGCTTCCATGATATCGGATAGAGATGGATTACCTGGCTCATCAGTTAGATCTTTTATTCTATTTAAAAAATCTCTAGCGTTTGCTCTAACCACTGGTTGAGCTGCAGGTGCTACGCCTGCATTTAAATAAATTTTATCGACTATGTCGTTTATAATTAAATTACTACCTTTAACATTTTTGATTGCCTCCAAACCTGCACCTGAGAATGATGGCTCTGCAATATCATCTGGTCCGCCACGTGAACCTGGTGGTGGTAGATCGTCTAGATCTTTAATACCAAGTCTAAGCGCATCGTTTATATCTTTATCAGAAGCGTTAGGAAATTTACTTCTTAGTTCTATCTCGTCAACTAATGGTTTTGCTTTTTCTCTAAAGTTTGGCGCATCAGCATTTAGTTTACCAAGCTTTTCTTCTAATTTAATTATTTTTTGTTTTCCGGCAGACATTGTTGAAGTGTCATAATCTTTTAAACCAAATACAGTGTCATCTGCTTTTATTGAATCATCCATTACCGTTTCAAAATCATCCATTTTAGTATTCATAACCTCATCAACTCTTTTAGATGGAATACCAAACTCTTCTGTGATTCCTTTTTTAAATTTATCTTTTCGTAAAGACATTATACCTTCTGCGTCTAAGTTTTTAGTTCCTGTTGCCAGATCCGTGATGTTTGCTGGACCCGCAGGAGGCATATAAAAATCTTTCATCTTCTGCATGTTAGAAATTAATTTATTAGCTTGCATGTCATTCAACTTACCTGAAGTTAAATAACCCATCGCTGAATCTAATTCTTCTACTGCTTTTGATTGTGGTAAAACACCTAATGCATCAGGGTTGATGTCCATATCAACCATTAGTTCTGAAGATTTACCTTTACCTAAAAAATTTACATTGGTTCTGGTACCGAGGACCTTGGAAACATTTCCTCCTAAACTCTGATAAAGTTTTAATGCTGTATCTATTAATGTTTTACTAGCCATAATATTCTACACGTTTTTTTGGGATCGGTTCATCTTTGTAATCCTCCGGGTGTTGAATCAATCCACCTTGTCGTATTCTCATTAGTGCTTGTGTCATGGAGTCGACATAGTCATCATGCTCTCCAAACGGAAACGAAGCACACTCTTCCACAACCTCTTGGGCAAAATGTTCGTGCATAGGAGCCCAAACTTTGCCAGACTCAAAAAGTGGTGAAACTGAGTTTACTCTAGCATGTTTATCATTTCCTCGGCTCGGCGTAAAGTTAATTACGGGGATTCCCATACGTCTTAATTCAGCCGTCAAAGGTATCCCTGATGCCTTGGCCTCGATCAAAGTCATGTCAGGCCTCCACCATAAATACTCATCATAAGCAACTCTTCGTAGCTCGGGGAACTCGTAACGGTCTTTAAATGCAGCTAATAGTATTATATTCTCTCCATTATCCTCTGTATCAAAGACCCCCCACGTGGTTATAGCGCTGTAGTCAGAAGATTCTTTTTTTAAAAAAGCTGTATCATAGGATTGAATTTTATATTTTATTCTTGGTGGATCTTGATGTTCCCAGTTTCTCCACCAATCTCTTTTGATTATTGCACCTTCTTCAGCTGTTGGCTGCTGCATATATTGAGCATTCCAATTCGATACTGGTATTGATGCTTTAGTTTTTTCTAATTCTTTTATTTCCCAATACTCTGGCCATACAGGTTTACCGCTTGGTAGTATAGCAGGTAATTCTACAACTTCCCATTGGTCAGAGTCATCCTCTCCCTGAGCCTTGATTAATTGTCCAGTCAAATCTTTTGTTGACCAACGTGTC